TGCATGACGGCGTTGTAAAGCACCTCAGATTTGCCGAGCTGTGTGGCAAACCACAGCACCACGCGCTCGTAAGGCTGGTGCGAGCTGGCGCATTGCATGGGTTCGACCAGGTAGGGCGTGCGCTCGTTGCGCCACGGGCCGCGCTCGGGGCCCTTGGCGATGTGGCGGAAGCGGGCGGCCCATTCGGCGGTGTCGATGCGCGGCGGGGGCGCGAGGAACTGGCGCATGCTCGCGCTGACCAGCGCGGCGGCGCGGGTAATGTCGTCAGGCAAGTCGGGGGTTCTCATGGTTCTGCTTTGCCCGTGTGCATTTGGGCAGAAGCGCCAGACAGCAGCATGAGTGCCTGGTGAATTTCATTGTGCAGCGCGTTTTGTACGCTTTTGGTGTCGCTGTCTGCCGCCAATAGCGGCGCAAGTCTGGGCGGGATTTGTATCAGAGCTTCTCGGGTTGTGCTGAAGGCGTTTGCCAGGGCGGCTTTGACGGCATTGAGGCGGATCAGGTCGCCTTGCATTTCTGCGAGCTTTAGGCGGGCAATCTGTGCCTCTGCGGCTTCGCGCAGGGTTTTTGCGACGTGGTAGCTGGTGGTTTCCAGTCCGTCACTGACGGTTGTCGCGGTTGGTATTTCAATTTCAGGGGTATTAGCCAGCAGCGCTATCGAGGTTTTTGATGCCGGGTGCAGCCGAGTCGCAAGGGCAATTTTTGCCATTTCAACATCAATTTTCCCGGTCTTGTCCTTTATCAAAATTCCGCGCTTGACCAGCTCGTGAATGGCCTGGCGCGACACGCCAAGTTCACGGGCTAGGCCGGACTCAGTTAGCCGCAATATGCTTATCGATTGTTTTGATGCCACTGAAAAACTCCAGGTAAAAGGCGTGTAATTCGGCGTTGCAATGCACGGCGCTTTGCTCAATGCGCGGATTGGTGTTTACGTTGGCGGAGGACTCGATCACGATGTGGTAATTGCTGGCGGCCTGGCTGGCAAGCGTCACCTTGCTGTGGTTTTTGGCGACGACCAGGCGGCACCCGTAGGTTTCAACCATTTTCAAAACCATTTCGTATTCGTCCCCGTAGGAGCCCGGAAATATCTCGCCGGCGTACAAGTCGAACTGGTCGATCTTGCCGGCATCGATCCAAGCGGCGATCTCTTCCAGGTCTTTTTTCGCGATGCACCAGGTAGACATCAGCACATGGTCAAGGTGCGTGACGCCAGTAAGCAGGTGCCGCAGGTAGCTCAGGCTGTCAATGTCGCCACGGCTTATGACGTGCCAGCTTTCGCCTTCAGTAAAAACGGCTGGCAGGATTTCAGCCAGAGTGGCCTCAGCATTGGCGCGGCGCATGCGGTGTTTGCTGCTGCTCCTTTGGGCGCGAGCGCGCTGGGTTTCGAGCTTGTCGGCTTGAAACTGGCGGCTGGCTGCGGCTATTTCGGCGGGGTCGAAGCCCGCGAAAAGTTCGGCATTCATGGTTTTTCCTTGAAGTCAATGCCTGCCTCAAGAGCTGCGCATGCCAGCGCTACAAGGCGGCTGATTTTTATGGGTTTGCCTGTGGTGCGACTGGTCCCGCGCACCCAGTCGCCCACGGTTGCCTTGGATACACCTAGGCTGGCTGCGGCGCGGATTTCGGAAAGGTTCATGCGGGTTAGCCAGTCTTTGAAGACTTGTGGGGTCACACGTTTGGCGGTCACTTAATGACGATTGCCCACTGGCACACCATGCTGTCACCGTATTTGTCTTGATAGGCGTCCATACCGCCATTGCACCGGGAAAAACCTGCGGACTCCAGAATCTTGTCGCCACCAAATTCAGTCCAAGGCTCGTCCTCCAAAAAGTTGCCCGAAGCGCCAAGGACATCAGCAGCGTAGTAAGCGGTCAGTTGAACGCGTCCGCTGTCGGTTTCTTCAGCCGCGAATTTGATCGGCCCAGCCAGATCAGTGTGCAGATCAATGGCTGCTTGGAGCTTGTCCATTGGGCTCCCGCCAGCCGCTTCAATGGCTTGCGCAAGACACCACGCGCGAATCTGCTCTGCGAGCACGCCGCCGCTGGCGTAGTTTCGGCGCACCGAGCGCAGCGATGTTTTCAGACCGCTGACCTCGGTGTGATCGCGGCCGCCCAGGTACTGCTCCATTCCGTCCAGCACGGAATTAATGAAGCCGTCCATGTCCTTGGCGTCCGGGGTCACTTCGCCCGTTTTGTACGACTGGAAAGCACTGTGGTCGCCGTCGTACATCGGCTTGAAAAACTTTATTGCTGCGGTCAGTTGGGCGGTCATGCTGTTTCTCCAGGCCCGGAAACCGCCGGGGACGTATGCCATTCAATTTGAGGGCATGGCTTAATTATAGCACTCAAGTTGAGTGTGTCAAGCATTTGTCAAGCAATTAAAAAACTTATTTACTAGCGCGATTCCGGGATGTGAATGACCCGCATGCAATAGGTGAGGGGAGGACCCAACACGGGGGGTGGGGTCTACCTCGATCACCTTCTGAATAGCTTCCGGCTGTAGCACCGGAACGCCGCGCCTCTGGAGCCACACAACACGCTTGTCGACATCGGCCGGGCCCACGGCCGCCCACCGATCGCAGGCAGCCCAGTGAGCCAGCGTGATCGCTCGCGTCTGTTTGAGCGAGCACAGGGCATGACCCAGCTCGCCAGCCCAGGCAGGCACGCCTTGGCTGGTCCAGTTACGGCATGTCAGGCACGTGCTCACAGATCACCCCCGCGATGCGCCGTGCTGCGCCCTGCCGGCGCCTGCCCCGACCACGCATCAAACCGCGTCTGGTCGCCTTGGTAGAACAAGCTCAGCACACCACAGCGCCCGTTGCGGTTCTTGCTTACGCTCAGCTTCGCGTAGTTCAAGAACTCGCTTCCGCAGTCGGGCCGCGCCTGAATCGGGCGGTGCACGAACAGCACCACGTCTGCGTCTTGCTCAATCGCGCCCGAGTCCCGCAGATCGCTCAGGCTGGGCGTGCTGTCGGCCCGCTCTTCCACCTTGCGGTTCACCTGCGCCAGGCAGATCACCGCGATCTCTAGCTCCTTAGCCAGGGTCTTAAGGCCTCGGCTGATCTCTTCCAACTGGTACACGCGAGGCTGGCGCGCATCGGTGCCAGACATCAGCCCAATGTAGTCAACCAGCAGCACATTGAGCCCATGCAGCCGCTTTATGTTGCGCGCCTTGCTGCGCACCTGGTTGATGTTCAAGCCGCCCTGATCGCTGGCGTAGAAGTTCAGGCTCTTCGCCTTTTCAACCCCATCCAGCACGCGCCCCCAATCGAGCCCATTGCCCTTGCTGGGCCGCTTCACGCTGCTCAGGCTCACACGGCCCAGCATCGCCGTCATGCGGTCGCGCAGTTCAACGTGTGGCATCTCCATGCTTAGCATCGCCACCGAGTAATCAGCCGCCATGTTGAGCCCGATCGTCATGGCAAGCGCCGTCTTGCCCATGCTTGGGCGCGCCCCCACGATCACCAGCTCACCCGGGCGCACACCACCCTCAAGCATTTCGTCCAGGTCGTGCAAGCCCGTGGCCATGGCCGACGTTTTGCCGTCAGACCGCGCCTGCAGCACATCGCCGTGCAGCACCATGCCGTCATACGCGGGCACCCATTCGTCGCGCGGCGCATCGCTCAGCAGCTTCACCAGCTCACCCTGCGCCTGGTCCACGCGCTCCTCGATCGATCGGCCATGGTCCATGGCCAGCAGCCCCACCTGCTCGCTCACACCCAGCAGGGAGCGGCTGCGCGAGCGCTCCACCACCAGCTCCACATACCGGCGCAGGTTCGCCGAACTCGGCACGAACTGCGCCAGGCCCTGCAGCAGCACCAGGTCCACCCGACCCTTTAGGGCGTGGTAAACCGTCACCACATCAACCGGCTTGCCCGCCATGTGCTGGCGCACGATTTCGCCATAGACCTCGCCATGCACATCGTCGTAGAAGTCGCTCGGCTTGATCAAGTCCACCACCCGATCGAGCGATGAAACGTCGAGCAGCAGCGCCCCAACAATCGAGGCCTCAGCCTCCGGTGCTGCCAACTCG